CATCTACACGTCCAACCGGCAGCTGGGGGATTTCGTGCTGCGCACCCTGGACAACCCGGCCCGCATCGTGGGGTATGAGTCGTTCCGTGCCAAAGTGGATGAGCTGGACACCCTCAAGACTGAACACGCTGCCGAGGCGTGGAACAAAATCATCGCCCGTAACCGCCAAATCCCTGACACCTACGTCGCGACGTCACCCAAGCCAGTCAACACCGTATCCGTGTTCACCACGCCGGAGGGGTTTCGCTTCGTGCACGACCGTTGGGTTGTGAACAAGAAGCCGGGTTACGACATGATTCAGGCTAGCACCTTGTCCAACCCGTTCCTTCCAGAGGATTACGTCGAGTCGCTGCGGGCGACATACCCAGGGCAGCTGATTGAGGCGTATATCGACGGCGAATTCGTCAACCTCACCTCCGGCACCGTCTACTATGCGTACAAGCGCCAGCGCAACAGCAGCCGCGAGACCATCCAGCCGGGCGAGACGCTCTACATCGGGCAGGATTTCAACGTCGGCAAGATGGCGAGCACGGTCTACGTGCAGCGGGGCAGAGTCTGGCACGCGGTTGCCGAGTTGAAAGAGATGTTTGACACCCCGGACGTGATCCGCGCCATCCAAGACCGTTGGCAAAGCCAGGGCCACCACATCGTTATCTACCCGGACGCCAGCGGCAAGAACCGCAAGAGCAACAATGCCAGCACCTCAGATATTGCCCAACTCCAGCAGGCCGGCTTTGAGGTTCGGGCCAAGCCATCCAATCCGGCAGTCAAAGACCGTGTTGCGGCGATGAATAAGGCGCTGGAGTCTGGTATGGTTATGATTAATGAACAGGCTTGCCCGGACACTGCCCGTTGCTTGGAGCAACAGGCCTATGACAAGAACGGCGAGCCGGACAAGGGCAGTGGTAGCGACCACCAGAATGACGCGACTACCTACCCCATCGCCTATGAAATGCCGGTGGTTAAACCAGTTATCAACATCGATGTGAGATTCGCCCTATGACAGCAAACGTAAACTTTGGCGGCGGGGTCAAGACCCGCCACCGCGATTTCACCACGGCTTTTAGCACGTGGCAGAAGGTGCGCCACGCCGTCAGCGGCGACCTTGTAAGCTACCTGCGCAACGTCGGCAAGAACGAGCCAGACCCCGAGTATGGAGCCCAGCGCCAGAAGGAGTACGAGGACGGGGCTATCTGCTACAACTTCACCAAGCGTACGCTGTCTGGCATGGTCGGCGCGGTGATGCGCAAGGGGCCCGAGCAGACCATCCCGCAGAAGCTGGAGTATCTGCTGGAGAATGCGGACGGCTCCGGGGTGGGATTGTGGCAACAGGCCCAGGACACCCTTGGCGAAATCGACTCCGTGGGGCGCGGCGGCTTGCTGGTGGACGCGCCGAACGTGCAGGCGGCGACCATGGCCGAGCAAAACGCCGGGCTGTTGAACCCGGTGCTGGCCTACTACACGGCAGAGAACATCATCAACTGGCGCACCGAGCGCGTTGGGTCGGTGAACCGCGTAGTGATGGTCGTGCTGCGCGAGGAGTACGAATACCAGAGCGGTCAGGACGAATTCTCTTATCTTACCGGCGAGCAGTACCGTGTGCTCGACATCATCGAGGGTAAGTACCGTCAGCGCCTGTACAAGTTCGACCAGAAAGGCGCACTGTTGACCGGTCAGGCGGAGGAGGTATTCCCGCAACTCGGCAGCCTTGCCTCTGGCGTTATCCCGTTCACGTTCATCGGGGCGACCAACAACGACCACGCCATCGACGACGCTCCGCTGCTGCCGTTGGCTGAGCTGAACATCGGGCACTTCCGTAACAGCGCAGACAACGAAGAATCCTCTTTCGTAGTTGGTCAGCCGACGCTGTTCATTGCGCCGGGCGAGTCGATGAGCTTGCAGGTGTTCCAAGAGGCTAACCCCAACGGCGTGAAGATGGGCAGCCGCACGGGGCACAACATCGGCGCAGGCGGTAACGCCTTCCTGGTGCAGGCTGAGGCCAACAACCTCGCCAAGGAGAACATGCGGCAGAAGGAGGAGCAGGCCATCCAGATTGGCGCCCAGCTTATCACCCCAAGCCAGCAGATTACCGCAGAGTCCGCACGGCTCCAGCGCGGCGCTGATACGTCCGTGATGGCGACCATCGCCGGTAACGTGTCGCAGGCGTACACCCAGGCACTGAAATGGGCTGCTGCGATGGTCGGTGCGCCGGATGCTGGTATTGAGTTCAAGCTGAATACCGATTTCTTCCTGCAACCGATGACCGCCCAAGACCGCGCCGCGTGGATGGCCGACATCAACGCAGGACTCATGCCGCACTGCGTCGTGCTGGCGTGACCGAGTGGAGCGATGCGGACATCAAGGATGCTGTCGCAGACCAGCCGCTGCCGAGTGCGCAACAAGCGCAGGACGTAAATGGTGAGATTCCGGCTACGGCGAATGACGAGGCTCCGCAATGAGCCTTATCTCCGCATTCATCAGCCACCAGATATGGCTCCAGCGCAACGCAACGAGCGAGGTGGGCGAGCTGCGCCCGTTCATCGAGCAGATGCGCAAAGAGGTTAAGCAGGCGGTGCTGGCGTTCGGCGACGAGAGCCGCACAAAGGCCAAGCTCACGAAGACGCTCAAGGACTTGACCGAGACGCTGTACGCCATCGGCAACGACTGGGATGCGAAGCTGGTTGCCGATTTGCAGGAGCTCGCCAAGTACGAGGCTAAATGGACAGCCGAGACAATGGCGGACAGTACCGGCGTGAACTTCACCACGCCGACGCCGGAGCAGGTCTGGAGCGCCGTCAAGTTCAACCCCCTGGCGCTGGACGGGAAGCCTGTCGATTTCACCAAGCTGATGATCGGATGGGAAGAGACCGAGGTTGCCCGGCTGGTGCAGGGCGTCAAATCGGGTTTCGTGCAGGGCTTGACCACACGGCAGATTGTCAAGAACGTGGTCGGCCCAGGCGGCCTTGGCGACGTATCCGAGCGCCACGCCGCAACGGTCGTGCGCACCGCACTTAATCACGTATCGACGCAGGCGCGGCTGATGACGCTGGAGAAGAATAGCGACGTTGTTGAGCGTTACGAATGGGTCAGCACCCTGGACAGCCGCACATCGACCACGTGTTTTACGGGTGAAACTGAACTGGCGCCCATCGCTGGTATGGACGCCATTATGCGCGGTAGCTACTCAGGAGAAGTTATCACCGTCGAACTTGCCAATGGTAAGAAGTTCACGGGCACCCCGGAGCACCCGATACTCACGCAATACGGATGGACTCCTCTTAAGGAAATCGATCCACGCGAGCATATCCTCTATACCATCACGGACGAAACTATCGTGCTCGAAGTTGTGCAGGGCGTAAACATGCCAGCCAGAGCGGACGATATTTTTGATACGTTCGCTGATTTCTCCACCGGGGAAATGGTAACCACGAGTCCCACGGCAGCAGATTTCTATGGCGATGGAGTGCGACTCAATGGCGAAATCGACATTGTACGTACCAATTGCAAACTGCGGAACTACATCAACACCCGCAGCCGCGAGCAGACTGGCAATGTGCCCCTCGGTTCTGTTCATGCCGCCGGAATGCTGCCGCGCGACAGCTCGAAGCATCCTTTCCTCCTCAGAGAATTCGCGGGGGACATGCCCGCGCTTAATGAGGTCGAACTGTTTAACAAGACCGTAGAAAACTGTTTTGCTGACGCCAGTCGTCCTGATGCACTCGGCGGGCGCCATTCCGCTGGCGAACAGCTCGATAGCCCGTTTCTGGTTGGAGAGCGTGTCGTTACTGACCCAGCCCCTCGGCCGATGCTCCATGAGTCCGAGCTTCTTGAGAAATGTAGTGACGGTAGTAGTGGTGGCGCCATATTGCTTGGCAATGACGCCAGCGGGCACCCCATTACGGTACGCGGAACAAATATCATCAGTGTGCGGAGTGAGCTTAAGACTTGCCATGTATATACCCTCTCTAGTGGTCAAGGATATTATACAGCAGGTAGTGCGATAGTCAAGAATTGCAGAGCCCGCGACGGCCAGAAGTACGAATTTGGCAAGGGGCCGTTGCCGCCAGCCCATCCTGGATGCCGTAGTAGTATTGCCCCGGTCGTTTCATCGGAGTTCGACTTCCTCGACGCTGGCGCAAAGCGGGCCGCGCGCGGAGCTGACGGAGGTATGCAGATTGACGCGAACACCTCATACTATGACTTCCTGCGGCAACAGCCTGCATGGTTCCAAGACCAAGCACTCGGGCCAGTGCGTGGGGCTATATTCCGCAACGCAGGGATGACACCCGAGGAGTTCCGTGTTGCGTCCGTAGACGGGTTCGGGAGGCCACTTACCTTAAAAGAAATGGCTGCGATTGATAAACGAGTCCGTGATTACCTGAAAGGAGAGTGACTATGAGTGGGTTTTTCCAAGTGACCGACAGCCCAGAGCGTCGTGTCGTGCGCTACCAGAGAGTCAACGCGCCGGGTGTCGGCGTGGTGTTCCTCGACGATGAGACAATGCTCGGTGCGCCGGTCGACGACATGCCCTACGCCGACAAGACCGGTATCGGTGTCGCTGGCGGCGGTGTGCTGTTCGAGGTGCCGTACCTGCCCGACGCTGGCCGGGTATATTTCGCCGTGCAGCCCGAGGATTGCGCTGTCGGTGCGACACTCACGGCAACCGCGAAGGCCGGCACCGCGCCTTACACGTACCAGTGGTATCGTGACGACAAGCAAGTCGTGAACGTGCCCGAGAGCCAGGGCGAGCTGGTTGCCGGGGTTGCTGGTAGTTACTGGGTCGTCGTGACCGACGCCAGTGGCGAGCAGGCCGTGAGTAAGGCGGTCATCGTAGCATGAGAAAAGGCCCCGTTATGGGGCCTTTGTTTTGTATGCTTCTGCTATTCGCTTTCGCGCTATGTGGTAATATCTGCGATCTAGTTCAATGCCGATAAAGTGGCGGCCAAGGTTGCCGCAAGCTACACCTGTTGAGCCGCTACCCATCGTGAAATCGACAACCAAATCCCCTTCATTGGTATATGTGCTTATCAAGTCCTCAAGCAGAGCGACGGGTTTCTGTGTAGGGTGGTAGCCGCTGTAGTCTTTGCGGTATTCGAGTACGTTCGACTTGTATTTTGCCCCGCCATCAAGATTAAACACCTTTGGAAATTCGCTGGTCATTTTACCAATCAGATCGCGCCTGTACGCAGCATTGGCCCCCGCCAGAGCGTCGAACGGCAAAAACCACGGCTCACCATCAAGCGAGAATAGCTCTGTCAGCTCATTATATGTAGGCTCAGTGCACAGCCCGAACTGAGTCGAGTCGATATAGAAAAAATGTTCAGCCCTTCGATGCCCGAGCATTGAGTTGACCTCTTTAAGCCCCAACCCTATTTTATCAATCACCTTCTTTGCGTATTCGCGCAAAGGGTGGGCCCCATCGAAGTCGTGCTTCGTGTGCCTCTTGAAAAATACCAGCACATCCTCCGTATAGTTAACAGGCGCTTTTTTGGCGATCAACGCATTGGCGAAATGGTCTTTCAGCCATGTGTATCGGTACGAAAACGGTAAATTTCCGTGGGCTTGCGTTATAAGCTCGCTGGTATAGGGGTCTTGCGCAAACAGCACCAACGCCCCATTAGGGCGAAGGATGCGATTACACTCTTCCAGCATTGCGGCGGTGTCGAGCTTGACATCCCAATCCGTTTTCGTGCTGCCCCACCCATCAAGCCCAGCGCCTTTAACAGTCCCGTAAGGCGGGTCAGTTAGCACCATGTCAACACTACCACTCGGGATCTCTTTCATGCGCTCAAGGCAATCGCCTCTATAAAGTTCAAAACCCATATCACTCCCCTACCTTGTCAATTAATAACTGCGTCACGCCGACGCTCAAATCTTCCGCCACATCGGCAACATCAAGCAAGCTCCACACGCCGGTTGATGTGAACAGCTTCATGGCGGTCTCTTCGTCGAGGAAGTCGCCCGCCGTCGCGATCCACCCTAGGGTCAGCAGGTGTTTCCTGTTAATATTTTCCCGCATGAAGGCCATATGTGCCTTGTTCAGCGAGTCTGCAATATTGCGCTGCCGTACCTTCAGCGTTAAGGACCACAGTTCGCCTTTGATATACTCGTCCCCGTTGGGGCCTCTACACAGCGCATAGAGACCTATCCGCCATTGCACCGGTGTCTCGCTCACGGCAGTGGCTTGCACGATGTCTAGCCGCTTCTCCTTGAGCGTTAGCCGATTGTGCACCTGCACCTTCGGCGTAACACCGGCGATGAACATGATCACGTTGTCACGGGTCAGGCGCTCGCCCATGGCGGTCCGCATCTTTACATGACGGGCCTGCTCGGCCTTGGTCAGGGTTTTCTGGGTTCGGGATCTAATTACCATTTCCGACCCCCGGCCATTGCTGGATCATCTGTATCCTGCGGTCGTTAAACTCGGCCATCTCTCCTGCCCGCGTCCACTTGTGCCCATTACGGTACATCCTGGTGTCTGC